ATTCCCTTGGGCAAGGTCACTGTGTTTGCTGGTGACTCTGGTGCAGGTAAATCGTATATCTGTTCAGGTAACATTATTAAACATGCACAAGAACAAGGTATTTTTGTTGTGTTAGTTGACAGCGAAAATGCTCTTGACGAAAAGTGGCTCAAAGATTTGGGAGTTGATACCAGCGATAGTAAACTACTCAAACTGAGTATGGCCATGATTGACGATGTTGCTAAAACAATTTCAACATTCATGAGCGACTACAAGGCCTTGCCTGATGGCGAGCGGCCAAAAGTATTGTTTGTAATTGACAGCTTGGGCATGTTGTTGACTCCCACAGACGTGAACCAGTTTGAAGCTGGTGAGATGAAAGGTGATTTGGGTCGTAAACCCAAAGCACTTACAGCCTTGGTTCGTAACTGTGTCAACATGTTTGGCAGTTACAATGTAGGATTGGTTTGTACCAATCACACCTATGCGAGTCAAGACATGTTTGACCCAGATGACAAGATCAGTGGCGGTCAAGGCTTTATCTATGCATCAAGCATTGTTGTTGCCATGAAAAAGATGAAACTCAAAGAAGATGAAGACGGCAACAAAGTATCAGAAGTCAATGGTATTCGTGCCGGCTGCAAGGTCATGAAAACACGCTATGCCAAACCTTTTGAAGGTGTGCAAGTTAAGATTCCTTACACAACAGGCATGAGCCCATATTCGGGTCTTGTGGACTTGATTGAGAAAAAAGGCTTACTCAAACGTGAAGGCAACAGCCTTGTGTTTACCACCAGTGCCGGCGAGATCATCAAGAAGTTTCGCAAAGCCTGGGAAAAGAACGACGAAGGGTGTCTTGACACAGTAATGAAAGACTTTGGCAATCAGAAGGAAGAGGTAACTACAGTCGGGGAGGAAACAGAATGAGTGAAGTAGTAGCAAGCGAAATTTGGAGTGAGTTAAAAAGATTTGTAAACACAGTGGATCGTGCCGAGGCCGCTGAAACCATGGTACAAATTTTAATGGACAATGACAGTGATGTTGAAGATATTCGTAATTCTTTCAAAGGCGACTTAGATATCAAACGTGCATTGACTGCATACCTTGACAACGACAAAGACTACGTTGAAGAAGAGGATGCAGAAGAGGACGAAGACTTTGAAGACTTTAAAGACGAAGACTGGGAAGATTAATGTGGTATAGCCGTGTAGTTGCCGATCTTGGCGCTATTCCTGACTTTATTGCTCACTATGAGCGAGAGTTAGACTCCGCCAAGTTGGAATGTCGCATAGGTGGATTGGTAGAAAAAAATATCACAGCGTTACCTGGGATTACTGAACATCGGTTTAATCAACTACAAGAAATTGAAGCAGTGCTTAATTTTCTCAACATACAGTTGCGCAAAATCCGTAGACGCCATTTTCAAAAATATTTGGAAGGCTATGCTCGTGCCTTGACCAGCAGAGATGCCGAAAAATATGTAGATGGTGAGGATGAGGTCATCGATTTTGAGACTATCATCAACGAAGTGGCTCTATTGCGCAATCGTTGGTTGGGTATTATGAAAGGGCTTGATACCAAACAGTGGCAAATGGGACACATAGTTAGACTAAGAACAGCCGGCATGGAAGATATACAAGTATGATATTTAAAACACCCGAGGAAAGCCACGCACATAGTTTGCGCACATTAGATGCATTGTATGAATACGATGATTTTATGATGAGCATAGCCACCATGGCCGATATTGGCTGCGGCCAAGGACTTGACCTTGAATGGTGGGCTACTCGAACCTTTCGTGACGGCAGCGACGAACCTTTAAATATTAAATGCACCGGAATAGATATTGCCGGTTCTTGTCCTATAACAAAAAATTATCGAAATACTCAATTTATATCTCAAGACTTTGAAGATACATTGAGAACGCACAAAACAACATTTGATGTTGTTTGGTCACACGATGCATTCCAATATGCTATAAATCCATTAAACACCTTGTCCAATTGGTGGCACGCCATCAGCGACGGTGGGATGTTGGCCATTGTAGTTCCACAAACAACTAACATGGAATTTAACGCACAGGCATTTGACCAACCAGATGGACATTACTATAATTGGACCATGGTTAGTTTAATACATGCTTTGGCAGTTAGTGGGTTTGATTGTGACGCAGGCTTCTTTCTCAAAGAGCCTGGCGATCCCTGGTTGCATGCAGTAGTGTACAAAAGTGATCATGCTCCCATGGATCCCAAAACAACTAGATGGTATGATTTAGCTGATCGCGGGTTGTTACCGGCATCGGCTGTGGCCAGCGTTACCAAATTTGGATATCTACGACAACGAGATTTGGTGTTGCCTTGGATCAACAAAGCACTACGCTCTATGAGTCAAGAATAACAATGATTCTAGTCCTGCACCACTGTGCAACTCTTCAATTTTCCACTCATTCCATGCTAGATCGTTGACCCATTGTTCTCGATCTGGCCTAGTAGGATTTTCAATCTCGGCAAAATTTAAATTACCAACAGCAGTTGCAATGCTGGATTCCCCAACAAACGCCGGAGTTCCGGCTAATATTGCCGACACAGCCGGATTGCTATTCCAATTTATCACGGCCCAGGATTGTTGCACAGCGGCATTAATATTAAAATCATCGTAGGTGTTGCACATTGGTGCCGGTGTTTGTAACATACAGCCATAAGGAATATTGGTGATACGACACCTGGGATGAGGGCGTATCACAATAGGACGATCAGTGTGTTGCCTTAACACATGTACAGTTTGTTCAAGCCAACTAACCATAGGTGGCTGCCCACTCCATTGATTACTTGCCTCGTGCTGTAGTGCTATTAAAATTTCATCGCCCCGACCATGCCATGGCAACAATTGCATGCCCAATTGTTGGCTCCTTGTGTCAGTATGTCCGGTTGTTATAAATTGATTTTTGCCATCAAGCATGACACGCCAAGTTTGGCCACGTTGTATTGCCCCAACCTCGGCAACTAGCACTGGACGATTTGATTTTTTATACAAGTTCCAAATTGATTTGTTTGGCTGCATTCTCCCGGCCCAAAGTTGACTCCAAATTACAGCAACATCGGCAGAGTCATCATGATACACAACATTGTGTCCGTGACGTTGCAACCCGTGTGAGATGGCATCAAATACCGGTTGGCTATTCAGTGCTCCAAATTTATTGTAAAGTGAAAAAATCATAGTAAATATCAGTTACTTACATATAAAAAATGACAACAAACAAATTCACAGTGGTCACCACTTTCAATTCTCAGGGTTACAAAAAGTACGGACAACAAATGATATCAACATTCATGCAAAATTGGCCAAAACAAGTTGAATTGCAGGTCTATGCCGAAGGCTGTGTGGTTGCCGAAACTGGCAGCAATCTCAAAGTTGTTGACCTTGAAGCACTGGTACCAGAACTAGTAGCATTCAAAACTCGCTGGCGGGGAGTGCCCAAGGCCAATGGAGATGTATCCCATGACCCTGTTCGCCGACTTCGAAAAGATGCCGGCAAAGGATTTAAATGGGACGCTGGTCGTTTTGCACACAAGGTTTATGCTATTTTCCACTGTGCAAAAAATGCACAAACACAGTGGTTGATTTGGATGGATGCAGATACCATATGTCACAGCCCTGTTAACACAACAGATTTAGAACGGCTATGTCCTGACAACAAAGATCTGTGCTTCTTGGGGCGTGGCCACAAATATACTGAATGTGGGTTGTACGCAATGAATCTTCAAAGCCATCGCACACAAGATTTCTTAACGCAATTTCAAAAATATTATGATCAAGCTGAACAAGGAATTTTTACCTTGGATGAATGGCACGATAGTTTTGTGTTTGACGCAGTAAAAAAACAGTTGCCGTTGCAAGAATTAGATTGGTCAAGTCATTTGATCACAGGCGAAGGTCATCCATTGATCAACAGCGAATGGGAGCATACTTGGATCATCTCAAGGGTGCAAGAAAAGATATTGGTCGTAGCAAACTTGTTGATCTCAAAGTTCCAAGAACAGAAGCATATTGGCAATGAACTGGATATTTCTTAACAAGAAAAACTCCGACGAGTACATGGAAATGTTTGCTCGTGGTTTGGACAGCAACACCACCTGTTTAGAAACGTGGCAATATGAAGATAGTATCAGCCCATTGGTATTGCGTGGAATTATGAAACACAAAATTATCAAACGTTGTTGGCAAGATAACCGTGATTTCTGGTACATGGATTCGGGATATTTTGGTAACCGTCCAGACCAGGCCAATCCCAAAGGATGGAAGCGTTGGCATAGAATAGTGCCTAACAATTTACAACACACAACTGTGATACCACGCCCAGATGATCGATGGAGAAAACTAAAACTTACAACAAGACCCTATCAAAAACATTCTAGAGATATACTGATAGTGGCTCCGGATGAAAAACCCTGTGCATTTTATGGTATTACATTGCAATCCTGGTTGAAAGATACCATAGATACGTTGAGGCAACATACTGATCGACCCATACGCATGCGCGAGCGGCCAGTTTCAAGAATGGCACGTAAGACACAAAAACCCGAAGAATGGTTGGCCGATGTGCACGCCGTGGTGACCTTTAATAGTACCGCAGCCACAGAATCAATTTTGGCCGGCGTTCCTGTGTTTTTAACAGGTGCAGCCAATGCTGCCCAGCCAGTTAGTAATTTAAATCTAGATCAAATTGAATCGCCGTGGTTTCCTGATCATGATCAACGACACGCCTGGGCATGTCATTTAGCGTATGGCCAGTTTCACAATGATGAATTAACAAATGGCACCGCAGCCGCAATACTCAAGGAGACTCAAAATGCGTGAACACTATGGATGGCAATTTCCTGATTTCGAAACACACTTGCCACGAATGATTAAAAAAAGTGTGGACAAAGGTTTGCCACCCGAATATCAAATTGCCGTACGACGTCGCAGTATTGAGTTATGTAAAAAACGAGATGTAGCATTGGACATCGGTGCCAACGTGGGATTATGGAGTCGTGATCTTGTGAAAAGTTTTGGCCGTGTGATAGCATTTGAACCTGTTGGTATTTTTAGAGAATGTTTGGAACTTAATGTAACAGGAGATAACTTTGAAGTACGTCCTATTGCATTGGGCGATCAGGATACAATGGGCACAATGATCATTACCGAAGACAATAGTGGACACAGCCATCTTGACCCTGCTACCATGGGCACTGGCAATGTGCAAGTTGTTAGACTTGACAATTTGAACTTTCACAACATAAGTTATATTAAAATTGACTGCGAAGGTTATGAGTACCGCATACTGCAAGGCGCAGAACAAACTATTCGACGTTGCAGTCCTGTCATGGTTATAGAGCAAAAATCGCATGACGCTTACAGCAAACAATACGGACAGTTTGCTGCCATAGAGTTGTTGGAGTCGTGGGGTATGGTCAAATTAGATCAAATTAGAGATGACTGGATTATGGGATGGAATTAAACACAACTGACAACATTGATAAAGGTGCCGAGGATTCTGCTACCTGGGCTCGTAAATGGACCAAAGAACAATATATAGCCAAACACCGATCTAGTTGGGAAATAGCAGATGCTTATCTCAACCAACCAGTAGGAAAATTATTGGACATTGGGTGTGGCTTTGCCTGGGAGAGCCGCTGGTTCAATGAAAAGTATGGCACAGAACTTTGGTTGTTGGATGGTGATGCTAGTACAAATGCTGCCAAGCCTGAGTCAGCCAGTTACGGCAACTGGAACACAGATTCTAGTCAATTAAAGTTTTATCACACATTTGATTTTTTAAATTCAAAACTACAAGAATTAGGTACAAAAAATTACCGCCTGGTAGATGCAAACAATATCAACATACCTAGTGATGTTAAGTTTGATGTTATTACGTCATGGCTCAGTTGCGGACATCACTATCCTGTAAAAACCTACATAGACTTGATGAAAAAACATTCACATGAAAATACTAGAATTATACTAGACATTAGATGCAAAGGCACAGTCACAAACTACATTGGTGTAGATGGATTTGAAGTTGTGAATGTTGTGAGTAACGCAGGCGGTAAAAAACGTGCCACAGTGGAGATAAAGTTGTTATGAGTCCGTATTATTTAGAGTCAGTTCAGCAAGGTACCGAGTTTCAAAAAAACAACAAAAGTTGGGCTGGCTACGATGTGGTCAAGTATCAAAAGAAAATCAAAGACCTAGTTGATCGTTACAATGCAAAAACTATATTAGACTACGGCTGCGGAAAAGGCTTACAGTACAAAGAAAAATTACCATACGGCGGAGGTCCAGGACTTGAGCTGCCGCAAGAGCAATGGAAAACATTTGATGAGTATTTGGGAGTCAAGGTGTATTGCTATGATCCTTGTGTGGAAGGGTTTACAACACTGCCTCCTGCAGGTACAAAATTTGATGGTGTGATCTGCACACAAGTACTGAACAGCATACCAGATGACGACATGCCGTGGGTGCGTGATTTGTTAGAAAGCTATGCAACAAAGTTTTGTTTTGTTGGCATAAATTTTCAACGAGAAGCCAAAGGCAAAAAGACCATGTATGATCCTGAATACTTTAAACAGCCCAGAACTAGAGAATTCTTCCGCAGTTATTTTACTGACTGGAAGGGTAGCAATTTATTCTGGTGGTGGAAAGATCGTGTGCACTATGATAGTTGGATGGACGATCAACTGAATGGTACGTGGAAGGATGTGCCGGCCACCGTTGAAGGTAAGTATCAGTTTGTTGAGGTAAATCACAGATGATTATAG